GATGCCGCCACGGCCCCCAGCCACGAAGACCTGAGCAAGATGTACCAATCTATCCACCAATTGGGCCAGACGGTACACCAACTGGTGGGCGAGAACCGGGGGCAAAGCGACAGCCTGCGCCTGATTTTGAGCCGCCTGACCGAAAAACCAACCAAGCCGATGGACTCGCTGTAACCATGCACCGCCCTACCGACCCTTTGGCCCGCCGCCGCAGCTTGCTGGCGACGCTGTATTTTGAACCGGCCTGCACGGCGCGCGTGCGCCAGTTGGTGCTGCAAATGGAGCTGGTGCATAACTTGGCTGTGAGTGGCGACTTGGTGCGCGCGGATTTGTGCTGGCTGCAAGAGGTGGGCTTGGTGCAACTGAACGGCGATACAGCGCAACTGACCGAGCGCGGCAGCGACACGGCCCAAGGCCGGGCCAGCTTTGCGGGCCTTGTGGGCTAGCAGCATGGCGCACCCGAAAGAAAAACAGTTGCAACTGCGCGCTGCCTATATTGGTGGCCTGCCTTTAGAGCAAGCTGCCCAGCACACGGGCGTACCCCACTCCAGCGCACGGCGCTGGAAGGGCGAGGCCAAAGCGCGCGGCGACGACTGGGACAAATTCCAAGCTGCCAGCCTGATAGTGGCCGGTGGCGGCTTTGACCAAAGCATGGGGCGCGTGGCCGCTGCCGTGCTGCTGCGCGCCGAGGCGGTGATGCAGCGCCTGCAAGACCCCGAGATTGACCCGCTCGATGCCGCCCGCGCCATTGCCAGCCTGAGCGACAGCTTGGGCAAAGCCAAAGCCGCCATGCGCGCCCTGATGCCCGAGACCGATGTGCTGGCGGTAGAGACCGGCGCGGTCAAGGCGTTTGTGGAATTGCTCATTCGCCTGCACCCAGCCAGCGCAGCCGCCGCACTGGCGGCAATGGAAGCCTTTGCCCAAGGCCAGCGTTAATTTTTACCGCGCACTATGGCCACCAGCAACCCCAAATTAACACCCAAAGCGGCAGCAGCTGACCTGGCCGCCTTTGCCACGCAGTTGCGCCAGCGCATTGAGGCGCAGGTGGATGGCTTTGACCCCGACCCACGCCAGATAGTGCAGCGCCGGGCCAAGGCGCAAGAAGATTTTGGCTTTTTTGCCCAGACGTACTTTCCGCACTACATCAGGAGCCCACACCGCAGCCAGTTGCACGATTACTTGTTTGCGCGCCTACCGGCCATTGTGGCCAGCGCCAAGGGCGAGACCGACGCCATTGCCGCGCCACGCGGTGAGGCCAAGAGCACCTTGGTCAGCCAGTTGTTTGTGCTGTGGTGCTTGGTAACCGGGCGCAAAAAGTACCCAGTGATCGTGATGGACAGCATCGACCAAGCCTATCCGATGCTCGAAGCCATCAAGGCCGAGCTGGAGTTCAACCCGCGCCTGTTGCTGGATTTTGCCGAAGTGACGGGGCAAGGGCGGGTCTGGCAAAGCGGCACCATTGTGACGCGAGGCGATGCCAAGGTGCAGGTGGCCGGTAGTGGCAAAAAGCTGCGCGGCCTGCGCCACGGCCCGTGGCGGCCTGACCTGTGCGTGCTGGACGATATTGAGAATGATGAGCTGGTGCGCAACCCCGAGCAGCGCGACAAACTGCAAGCGTGGTTGACCAAAACCGTGCTGCCCTTGGGCGGTGCTGGGGCCAAGTTTGATGTCGTGTATATCGGCACCATACTGCATTACGACAGCGTATTGAGTCGCACGCTGGCCAACCCGATGTGGCGCACGGCGCGCTTTAAGGCACTGCTGCAATGGCCCGACGATATGCAGCTGTGGCAGCAGTGGGAAGAGCTGCTGCGCAACGAAGGCGAAGAGGCCGCAGACCAGCTTTACACCCTGCGTAAAGACGACATGGAAGCCGGGGCGCAGGTCAGTTGGGCGGCGCGTGGCCTGCTGCAGCTAATGAAAATCCGCGCCCGCGATGGGCACAGCACCTTTGATTCGGAATACCAAAACGACCCAGTGGCCGGGGACAGTGCCCCGTTTGCCAACGTCCTCAAATACTGGGAGCACCAAGACACCAGCGCAGAGTACCTGACCTTTGGCGCTGTAGACCCCAGCCTAGGCAAAGCCGGTGCCAGCCGCGACCCCTCGGCCTTGCTGGTGGGGCGCTTGAACCGCACTACCGGGGTGCTGGACGTGGTGGCCGCTGACATCAAAAAGCGCCTGCCCGACCGCATCATCGAAGACGTGATTGCCCTGCAACGGCGCTGGAACTGCTGCCTGTGGGTGGTCGAGAGCGTGCAGTTTCAGGAGTTCTTCCGCACCGAGCTGGTCAAAAGGAGCGCCGCCCAAGGCGTGCCGGTGCCAGCGCGCGCCGTGCAGCCCATTGCCGACAAGCTACTGCGCATTGAGAGTTTGCAGCCGCACATGGCAAATGGGCTGATTCGCCTGCACGCCAGCCAAACCACGCTGATAGAGCAGCTGCGCCACTTTCCCAAAGCCGACCACGACGATGGCCCCGACGCGCTGCACATGCTGTGGATGGCCGCGCAAAGCGGCACGGGCCTGCCCTTTGTGACCACCAGGGCGCGCACAGACGCTGCCCGTGGCCAGCGCCGGGGCAAAGTGAACCTGCACGGCTACCGCAACCCCTGAACCTGAACGTATCCCCCTATGGCTACCGACCCCCTCAATCAGCAACACCTGGCCAGCCGTGCGCGCAGCCTGGACTTTTACGCCTTGGGGATGTGGCTGCCCAACCCCGACCCGATTTTGAAGGCGCAAGGCAAAGACATTGAGGTCTATCGCAATATGCGCAGCGACGCGCTGATTGGTGGCAGCATCCGGCGGCGCAAGAGTGCCGTCAAAGCCTTGCAGTGGGGGCTAGACCGGGGGCGCGCAGCCAGCCGCACCACCCGTGCCGTGCAAACCATGCTGGACGGGCTGGACCTGGAGCGCATCATGGGGCAAATGTTGGATTGCACCCTGTATGGCTACCAACCGATGGAAGTGCTGTGGCAGCGCAGCGCCGGGCTGCTGGTTCCCCACGATGTGCAGGGCAAGCCACCGGAGTGGTTTTGCTTTGATATGGACAACCAACTGCGCTTTAAGACCCGGCAAGACCCCACGCTGGGCGAGTTGCTGCCCGAGCGCAAATTTTTGCTACCGCGCCAAGACCCGAGCTATCAAAACCCCTACGGCTTTGCCGATTTGAGTATGTGCTTTTGGCCGCTGGCTTTTAAGAAGGGCGGCATGGAGTTTTGGCTGGGCTTTGCCGAAAAGTTTGGCAGCGCCTTCAGCGTGGGCAAGCTGCCCAGCACGGCCAGCCCTGAAGAACGCGCTGCACTATTAGATAGTTTGGATGCGCTGATACAAGATGGCGTGGCCGTCATCCCCAACGATGGCAGCATTGAGATCAAAGAGATGGCAGGTAAAAGCGCCAGCGCCGACCTGTACGAGCGCCTGGTGCTGCACTGCCGCAGCGAAATCAGCATTGCCCTGCTGGGGCAAAACCAAACCACCGAGGCCAGCAGCAACAAAGCCAGTGCCAGCACCGGGCTGGAGGTAACGCGAGAGTTGCGCGATGGGGACGCTGCCATTGTGGCCGCCGCCATGAACCAATTGATTGCTTGGGTGTGCCAAGCCAACTGGGGCGAGGGCACGCCCGCGCCAGTGTTTAGCCTGTGGGACCAAGCCAGCCAAGACAGCCTGCAAGCGGCCCGCGACAAAAGCAACTATGACGCCGGGGCGCGCTACACCGCCAGCTATTGGATGCGTGCCTATGGCTACCAAGAAGGCGACTTGCAAGCCAGCACGGATACGCCAATGCCAACGCCAACGCCAAAAACAGCAGCAGCCCCCGCCAGCGCGGCCTTTGCCGAGGCCAGCCAAGCGCCTGACCCAGTAGCGCCGCAAGTGGATGCACTGCTAGAGGCCAGCGCCCCGCAGTGGCAAGGCATGGTGGCACAAGTGCAGGCGCTGCTGACCAAGGGCGATGATTTGGCACAGGTGCAGCAAGCGCTGCTAGAGGCTTACGGCCAGCTGGACAGCGCCGAGCTGGTCAAACTGATGGCCGCTGCTTACGCGCTGGCGCAATTGAAGGGCATGGATGCCGTGCGCAGTGGACTCTAAAAATGAACCTAGGCTTTGGCACCCCGTGGCAAGAGCAGATTGACTTTTTGCGGCAAAAACTGCGCCTGCCCACCGAGAAATGGGACGACATCCAACGCGCTGCCCACGACCGCGCCTTTATGGTGGCCGGTGCCGCCAAAGCCGATTTGCTGGCCGACTTGCACCGTGCCGTGCTTGATGCGGCAGAGCAAGGCATGGGCCAAGCGCAGTTTTTGCGCCAGTTTAAGGAGGTGGTAGCGCGCAACGGCTGGACAGGCTGGACGGGCGAAGACAGCGCCGCTGGGCAGGCATGGCGGGCACGGGTGATTTACCAAACTAACCTAGCGCACAGCTACGCCGCCGGGCGCTGGCAGCAACTCAAAGACCCAGAGTTTTTGCGCCTGCGCCCGTATTGGCGCTATATCCACAGCGAGGCCGTGCGCCATCCACGGCCCCTGCATTTGGCTTGGCATGGATTGACCCTGCCACATGACCACCCGTTTTTTTTGACACACTTTGCGCCCAACGGCTGGAGCTGCCGCTGCCGCATTGTGGCCGTCAGCCGCAAAGAGGGCGAAGCCAGCGCACGCGCCGGGCTGGGCCAGCCGCCCGAGGGCTGGGACACCATCGACCCCAAAACTGGTGCGCCACTGGGAATAGATAAGGGGTTTGACTATGCGCCGGGGGCGACATGGCATCCCAACCTGGACAAGTACCCCTATGGCGTGGCCCGGCAAATGGTGGCGGATAACTTGCAAGATGGGGTTTTTGATCGCTGGCACCAGCGTATTGCCGACCGTGTAGCCACCACGCTGATGGCTCTTGAATACGAGGGACTGAGCAAAGAGGCCAAGACGGCGCTATTGCGTAAACGCCTAAGCCCTGCCGAGCAATACCCGATAGCAGTGTTGGCACCAGACATGGCCAAGCGTATGGGCGTTAGCACCCAAGTGGTGCATTTATCAGAGTACGACCTAATTAAGCAGCAGGTCAGCCGCACGGGGCAAGACTTTGGGGCGCTGGATTACCTGAACGCGCAAGTCTCCTTGGATTCGCCTCGTTTGGTAGTGCTTGAAAACGAGCAAATGACTTTGTTTGTATCAGACGCGGCGGGCCGCTGGTATGTGGCAGTGTTGCAGCAGACCGCAACCGGCAAGGCGGTCTATTTGAAATCGTTCCGGCTGTCGAGCCTCAAGGATGCACGGCTACAGCGCAAGAAAGGCACGGTGTTAATCGATGCGTTGCCGCTGCAATAAAGATGCCATTCCGCGATGGGGACTCTCCGTCTCCCCACGTTCGCGCTATTTTTCGGCTTGCACCGAAACCCTTACGGCCGAGAGATTTACACCGCACGGAACGACGATTTTGATTATGGCTTTGACCGCCGATATCAGCAACCTGCAACAACGAAACAACCCTACGACCAACTTCATATACACCCAAACACAAAAATAGCTATTGGTGTTTGTACTTATTGACAAAACTATATTTTTGAAATTTGCTTAAATTTATCTTGACTTTCGAAAAGTCAATAGTTTTTGAAGTTATTTCAAATTATTTTTTAAGATGGCCCCATGACCACTTTTACCATCACCGTCCAAGACCAGGCCGTTATGCAGGCGCTGGCCAAGCTGTCTGCCCGCGTGGGCAACATGGCCCCCTATCTACAGGCGCTGGGCGAGGACATCGTTGAGCGCAGCAAGGCCCGCTTTGACAGCAGCAGCGGCCCCGATGGCCAAGCCTGGAAGGGCTATAGCCCGGTGACGCTGGGGCTGATGCGCACCCGCCGTGGGGGCGGCTCGCGCAAGCTGCTGGTCGATACCGGCGCGCTGCAACGCCAAATAGTGGCCACAGTGCAGGGCACCAACGCGCTGCGCGTGAGCGCTGCGCAGCAGTACGCAGCCATCCACCAGTTTGGTGGCATGGCCGGGCGCGGGCGGCGCGTGAAGATACCGGCGCGGCCCTTTTTGCCAGTGCGCGCTGATGGCAGCCTGCACCCGCAAGAACAGGCCTTGGTGCTGGCCACGCTGCAAGAATTTTTGCTCGATGGCGTTTGAGCCACTACAGACGCCTACAAAGCCAAAGCGCGCCCAACTTAGGCGCAGACACCAGCAAAAAAAGTTAACGCGGCAAAACGCCAATTAACGCGCCTCTTGCCGCATTGGCGCTCCTACCGAAGCCGTGCGCCCTGACCGCAGCGGCCATCAACCCACAAAGTACGGCCTATGCCCAGCCCTACTTCTGCCCCCCTGCATATATTTAAGCCAGGCCGCCACACCGCCATGAGCGGTCAGGCGCTGGCGTTTTCTGAGTCTGACTTGCAAGCCACTGTGGCTGCCTACGATCCGGCCAAACACGAAGCGCCCTTGGTGGTAGGCCACCCCACGCACGATATGCCCGCCTATGGCTGGGTGCAGCGCTTGCAATGTGCTGAGGCTGGCCTGCTGGCCGTGCCGCAACAAGTCAACCCCGAGTTTGCCGAGATGGTGCAGGCCGGGGCTTTCAAAAAAATCAGTGCCAGCTTTTATGCCCCCACTGCGCCGGGCAACCCGGTGCCGGGTGTCTATTACTTGCGCCATGTGGGCTTTTTGGGCGCACAGGCTCCAGCCATCAAGGGGCTGGCCACGCCCCAACTGGCCAGCTTTGCCGAAGCCGAAGAAGGCGTTATCACCTTTTCCGAATGGGAAGACGTGACCGTGGCCGGACTGTTTCGGCGCTTGCGCGAGTGGCTGATAGGCAAACACGGTGCAGAAGAAGCCGACCGCGTGCTGCCCCAGTACGAGGTGCAAAGCCTAGAGCAAAGCGCCCGAGACGAACTGCGCCAAGAACAAAGCGAAGCCGTCGAAGCCGTCGAAGCCGTCGAAGCCGCCCCGGCCTTTGCCCAAGCGCCTGCGCCCGCGCCTACACCTACTCCAACAGCTCCCCTGGAGAACCTTGTGACCTCTGAAGAAAAAGCCCGCCTAGAGCAAGAAAACCAGCGCCTGCGCGCCCAGCTGGCCAGCCAACAACAAGCGCAGCAACACGCGGCCAACGTGGCCTTTTGCGAAAACCTGCAAGCCCAAGGCCGCCTGCTGCCCGCCTACCAAGAAGTAGTGCTAGCCACGCTAGACCACTTTGCCGCGCAAGCTGCCCCGCTGGAGTTTGGCGAAGGCGAGGCACGCGCCCCCTTGGCCGAAGGCTTTAAGAAGCTGCTGGCCGAGCTGCCGGTGCAAGTGCAGTTTGGCGAAGCGGCCACCGCCGCACGCGCCGCCGCTGGGCAGCCGATGGGCGTGGTGGACTTTGCCGCGCCAGATGGCTATGCCGTCGATGCCAGCTCGGCAGCGCTGCTGCGCAAAGCGCGGGCATGGCAAGCGCAGCACGGCGGCGAATTGTCCCAAGCGCTTGCTGCTGTGCAGCCCTAAACCGCTCCTAACCTAAATCCCCTTGCCTGTTTTGACCCAAGAAAGAGCCTTGCCATGACCCAAAACCTTGCCCTTTTAACCCTGCCGGTGGTGTTGAGCGGCGTTTGCGCAGCGCAGCGCTTTGTGACGGCCACGGGCGCGCTTGCCGCTGCTGGGGCCAACACCTTGGGCGTGGCGCGTTGCGGCGCTGGCGTGGGCGCAGTCGTGCCGGTAGATGTGCTGGGCACTGCCGTGGTAGAGGCTGGGGGTGCCATTGCCCAAGGCGACACCCTCAAGACCGATGCCGATGGCCGCGCCATTACGTGGGCCACCAGCGGAGCCAAAGTGGCCATTGCCCTGCAAGCGGCCAGCGCAGCGGGCCAGCCCATTGAAGTGCTGCTGCTGCCCAACGCCTGAGCCCTTTTATTTATTCCACCGTATTCATCCCACCGTATTTACCCGGTAAAACGCCATGCCCCAAATGACCCCCTCGCAAGCGCGCGTTGTTGACGCCGTCTTGACCAGCGTAGCCCAAGGCTACAAAAACGCCGAGCTGATTGGCAACGCCCTGTTCCCCTACGTTGCAGTGGGCCAGCGCGGCGGCAAAATCGTCTCGTTTGGCAAGGAAGATTTTGCTTTGTATGCCACAGGCCGCGTGCCCGGCTCCAACACCCGGCGCGTCAACTTTGGCTATAGCAGCGAAAGCTACGCCCTAGAGAGCCACAGCCTAGAGGGCCAAGTACCGATTGAGCTGCTGCAAGAGGCCAACGCCGTGCCCGGCATGAACTTGGGCACGCTGGCCGTGAACAAGGTGCAAGCCATTATTGGCCTGCGCCTAGAAGCCGCCCAAGCCGCCTTGGCCACCAATGGTGCCAACTACGCCAGCAGCAACAAAGCCAGCTTGAGTGGCAGCGCACGCTGGAGCGACTTTACCGGCACCAGCGACCCCATCAGCGATGTAGAAGCGGCCAAAGAGGCCGTGCGCCAGCAAGTGGGCCGGCGCCCCAACACCCTTGTGCTGGGCGCTGCCGTGCTGGCCAAGCTCAAAGACCACCCCAAAATCCTAGAGCGCATCAAATACACCGGGCGCGATGTGCCCACGCCCGAGCTGCTGGCCAGCCTGTTTGGTGTGGCCCGCGTGGTGGTGGGCGATGCCGTCTATACCGGCGCTGATGGCAAGTTTGCCGACGTGTGGGGCAAAAACGTGGTGCTGGCCTATACCGAGCTGGGGCCACTGGCCGACCAAGGCGTGCCCACCTTTGGCTACACCTACCGGCTCAATGGCTACCCGTTGGTAGAGCAGCCCTACTTTGACCGCAACAGCAAAAGCTGGATTTACCCGGTTACCGACGAGGTCAGCCCAGTGATTGCCGGTGCCAGTGCGGGCTATTTGATTAGCAACGCGGTGGCCTAAGCGCCATGGCCTACGCTACTGTGCAACAACTGGCCGATGCCGCCAGCGGTGGCTGGCAGGAGCTGGCCCAGCGTGCCAGCCACAGCGGCTTTGTCGATGGCGAGCTGCTGCAACTGGCTGCCACCGGTGCCGACTTGAGCGGCTTTGACGCGCCCTTGCAAGCGGGCGCTGGGGCTGCTTTGGTGCGCCTGCACGACGCTTTGGAGCGCGCCAGCCGCCACGCCGATACGTTCCTGTTCCCACGTTACCGCGCTGCCT